CGACATGTGGTTATTCCATGTTTGTGGGTAGATGCGAATAGCTGATGTGTTTATAGGAGCCTTGAAGAACACATTGGCTTGGCTTGACTGGATGACACCTTCAAAAATATAGCCACTGTCAACATCCTTCCATGCACCCGCTGAATCCTTGTATTGCGCCTTGAAAGATGTGACGAATTGATTTTTCCAAACACCATCCGGTCGCCCCTTAATGACAACACCTGATATATCAGTAGCACTACCATTGTCCAACTCATACCATTGACCTATCGCATTTGTCTTGGCAGACCATGCACGGGTCGAGTCTAAGCGACCTGCACCATGACTCGTACCGATGGCGTCACCACCCCAGTTCCCCGATGATTTGTGTCCACTGTATGGAACATCAACGATAGTAGGGGTTTTGTCTGTCCTGGTCTTACCAGCAACGATGTCAGCTCGCATCGACATATGATTATTCCATGTCTGGGGGTAAATGCGAATGTACCTAGCCTCTACGGGAGCGGTGAAAGTCACATCGACTTGAGTTTCCTTGTCGGTATTCCCTGTGTATACCTTACCACTTTCAACATCTACCCATGTTCCAGTCGCACCCTTGGATTGGACTTTAAAAGTTTTTACCCATTGATCGTGTGCCACCGGACGTCCCTTAATCGCGACACCTGCAATCTTACCAACAACACCATTATCAAGTTGGTACCATTCACCCACAGCATTGTTCTGAGCAGACCAACCCTGTACAGAATCTAGACGCCCGAGACCATGTCCAACACCAATGGCTTGACCCGACCATACAGTCGATGCATGACGCATGGTTTCTGGAGTGTCACGGAGGACTGGGGTTGGCTCAGGGATTGGACCTGAGGGTCCTGGACTGGGTCCGAGTGGGACAATTGGGTCCTCCTTTTCTTCACCACCCATCATTAGGGCAGCCACACTGGAGGAACAACATACCATCATCCCGACACCTGCTATAGCGGCAACAGCGGCCATCGTTTTTATTACTATATCATGGGAAATTATTCAAGAGTTGATTGTATCAACTTATCAATAATGAAATTAGATGCCACGTACGATTTGGAGGGCGAGAGAAAGGATGAACGCATCGGTCAAGTTGTTGATGGGCTTGAGCACGGAGATGTGCTTCACGAGGGAGCGGTTCCATACGACACGGAGAAGGAATGTGCTGACGAGCACAACGAGCATAAAGGTGAGAATCTCGGTGAGCACCTCAGACCTGGACTTAGCTTTGGCAACCTCTTGAATCATTTATTACATGTGGATATTTTTTTCTAGGTTAACTACAAATGAGGGTGCTTCCCCTGAGTGGTTCAGAGAGTAGGTATACAAACAGGCGGTGGTCTACACCAAAGGGTATTGGAAACAATAATTGTTATGCCTATGCCGTTGGGGACTATGAGGCGTATAGGTGGCAAAAGTCCATCCCAGGTGATCGTTCTGGACTTTCGAATGGAAACCACAATTACACCCACTGCACTGGTCTCCCTGGTCGCGTTATTTCAGACAACCCCAAAAAGGTGTACAGAGCCGGTGCTGACGAAAAATGCAAAAAAGGGTATTTCAAGGTTATGATGTTTGTTTCTCCTGGGAGGCCCATGAACTATATTCGACAGGGAGATTTCCACTTTTACAAACAACATGGTGTAATTGAATACAAAATCAAACCAGGTGATACCATGAAAGCTGTCGCCAAGTTCTTCAAGATTCCTGAATCACGGGTAAATAAGGGGGGTGCGTTCAAAGTTGGTAAGCGTGTCGTTTTCAAGGCCAATGTTTTCAGTCACAAGCGTGGTTGGGCTACGGGTCCACTTCTGACTGATGCTAAAGGTAAGGCCATAACAGACCCTCGGAAGGCTTCAAGGGACTATCCAGGTCTAAACTACGAAAAGTATTGTAGTTCATTCTGTGTCAAGGATACTGGGATCAAAGTCGGTAAGACTCACCCCAAGGTCCGCTAAAATACTATCTAGGTCGGGTACTTCGTCTACATCAAAATTGATGTCAAATAGGTCTAAGACGTTAAATATAGAATCCTCATTCAAGGACACAGAATTCGCCGTTGCTGTGTAATTGTTCTGTACACTGACAGTAATTTTAAACTGTGTACCATCTATAATTTTTCGACAAATCGGGCATGAATTCTTACCTTGGTCTTTCCACTCCTGTAGACAGTGGGAATGAAACACATGTCCACACCGGGCTGGAGGATTTTTCCTCGTGCACCGGACTTCACTGAGACATATGGAACATGTTGACATTCTATAGGATGGTTTTAAAGTTTTTTTGGGGATTTTTCTCACTTAGTACACGTCGGGCATCTTGAGAAGGGGTACGTTGCAGTTGTTGCAATCTTTCTTACCTTGAACCTCTTGGATCTTCGACATGAGTTGAGGACCCTGGGATTGCAGGAGCTTACGGTAAGAGTAGTTATCTTCGAAAGAGATACCATTTTGCTTCATAATATAGTTGTTGAAGAGTTGGGCTGAGGAGTTCATGGTGAAACACCGACCATCGGCCATACCAAGTCGTTGCGACATATTGTTAATATACATTTAGAAATTTATTTGTCTATTGGTAATTGTTCTCATCCAAGAATTGAACCCCCGCTCCTTGAGAAGTTTGACAAAAGGATCACACCTGTATCCCAAATAAATATCAAACACGTCAGTGTCCTCTGTGCGCGACACCCGAATTTGGGGATTCTCGTTGATGTGTTTGTTGATAATGTTGTATCCAAATGCAATCTCTTTGAGAGTCTCCGCCCCTGTGATGATAATTTTTCCAGTACTGAAAATACTGCATGTAATCTCCTTCATATCCTCTGATGGCTTGAACTTAATCTTCACTGCAGAGTATCGGTCTGGTTCAAAGGAAACCTTGAAAATGTCATCGTACTCCTCAAACCAATCTGCAACCTTCATGAGATTGATATTGTAGTTGAGACTGAAGTTGGAGTTAATCATGACAACACGAAACGAGTCCACTGGAACCTCAATTTTCAAATCCAAAAAGGTTTTGAAAATATGAACAAGCTGGGTGATGATACGTTTGCAATCGAAGAGGTCGCAACACCCCGCAACTTGAATCGAGCCATTAGGGAACACCTTGACAGACTTGGTACTGTAGGTGTCGTGATAGGTTAGGGTCACCTGGTTGTAGAAGGTTGTTGGTTTCAATTTCCACTCAAACCCCTCCGTCTTGGTACCCACGCGGCGCATCTTGTAGGAACCGATTTCTTCAAACAGGGATCGAAGTCTCTTTACGTCTATTTTTTGGACAAAGCTAGACACCATAGTGATTGTCGTAATCTTTATCCATGAGGGTCTGGTCTCATCTGGTAGTTCTTTTCGTATCTCATCGAGCGTTAGGAGATAGGAAAAGCTATTATTTGCAATAGTTGAATACATTTTTGGACATACTTTTTACATTGTGGGTGGCTCACTTAGGTGTTCGTTTAGGGAATTGTGTATAATTTGAAAAATTAGACCCAAGCAGTTCCGGGGAATGTGAAAGTGTATGTTGCTGCATCAGTTGTAATAGCGGTTGTCTCCTTAATAACCGTGGTACCATCGGCTCCGAGGATTACAACCTTGATACCTATAGCGCGTTCTGTACAGCAGTCCGTTCTGTTTGTAATCTTAATCTTTTCGATTTCCTGGACCGAACCCAAATCAATCAGCATAGAATCCTCTGTATCAGCAACTTCATTCATCGTATGAGCGAAATTATACCCAGTTATAACCCCATCGACGAGATAGCTACCGGGTCCAACGGAGTGGAAAGCGGAACTAGTAACAGTTTTACCTGCAGCTAAATTGGTTGTACCAGCCTTAGCGAACACCTCGAGTTCGGTAAGATTTATCACCTGATCTAAAGTGGTGTGCACTAACTTCACATACTGACCACTTGGGATAGTTGGTACCACTGGAGTGTCTACACCCGCACCCCTCATCATCATTGCGGCTGAACTTGAAGAACAACACACCATCATAAGACCAACACCTGCTAACATTGGCATAGACATCTTTG